CAACAACCATTGAGAAAAAGATCACTATACAGAACCTGAATATCACCCTTCCCGGTGTTTCAAACGGTGAAGAGTTTGTGGAGCAGTTAAAGAAACTCGTGGAGCAATTTGATGTCTGACGGAACCCTGACAATAGAGCACGGCGAGGTAAGGCTTAATAACAGGATAGTGCCCGGTATACTTAAAAGCTTGGATGTTCGGGGCAGCGTGAGGTTTGACAAGGCGGAGAAGGATTCGCAGTCAGGAAAAGTCAAGACCCCGCTGGGCTGGGAAGATGCGGATGTATCTCTCGTCATGCAATTAGTTTCTGACAACCATCTGAAACCAACAAAGCCACCCTCTACATTAAGTTGTTACGAGAAACTGGCTGAGCTGAACGGGATTTTCAGAGACACCGATAAGAGCAAAGACCCTAAAGTCTATGAAGTGGTGAACGCGCATATCACGGCCAGAGGCATAGAGCGGGTGGTTTTTTCAGGGCTGAATTCATCGGAGACGAATGAAAACGATATAATGCTCGCAACCCTCTCCTTTGTGGAACACCTGCCGGTAATTATCAGAAAGGAAAATCAGGTGGCCTCATCGGATAAGGCGTTGGGAGAGAGCCCTGATAAACAGCAGAAAGAGCCGGAGAAAGACTCCGAGATTATGAAAGATCCATTCACGTCAGGACTTGAGCTGGGCATCGGATGATAACAGGAATCAGGACACATATACTTATCGGGAGCAGAGAGATTTTGCGCTCCCCCAGGGTCTGGATTGAGTCTGCCAGGCACAAGCCCCTGAGCAGGGCGGGGATCACGTTGCCCGATCCCAAAGGGGATCTGTATCGATCCATATTAGTAGATGAGCAGGCCGAGATCCGGCTGGGCTATAAAAATGAAATTCCCGCTATCTGGAAGGGAACGGTTGCATGGAAAAAGCACGGAAACAAGGACCAGATAGAGGTGGGGATTGTGGGCGAAGAAAAACCTCTCGCGGAAACACTGATAACCATGTCCTGGGAAAATGAAACCCCGGAGGCGATAGTGCGATACGCCATTAGCCAATCCGGGCTGCCAGTAGGGCAAATTGACTCTCCTGGCGTTACATTCCCACGGTTTGCAGCCAGCAATATACCGGTGTGGCAGGTGGCAAGACAGTGCGAGCACACCTGCAGGAAGTCTTTTGATCTGGACATGAGCAAATGGGCTCTCTGGCGGGGACTGGACGGAAAAGTCAACTGGGGGGATTTTGACGAGCCGGGCGATGTGCCGGTTATAAAAACGGCAGCCGGATTAATCAGGCATATGCCCGCATCGGATGCAAAGGCGCTGAGCATGGTGGAGACGTTTCTCCTGGCGGGTTTTATGCACTCAATGAAGTTTAGTCTGGTTGACACCAGAAGAGGCATAGACGAGCAATTCAGAGCGCTCAGGGTGAGACATGAGGTGAAGGATTTATCGGTCAGGACATTTATCTGGTACGGGGAGGAATATGGGCAATTTTAAGTTAAGAAGCTTTTTAGCCTTTTAGGCTGTAGGCTGTTAGCAGGCGAGTGAAGAATGAAGAGTGCGGATCTTAAAGCATTATTGAAGCGGGTGGTCGAGCTGGTTATGCCGAACCTGCGCTCATATTACAGGGTTGTGCGCAAGGCTAAAGTCGTGAAGACCTATGCCTCAAACGGTAAATACTGGGCGGACGTTCAGCCCTTGAGGAATGACGAAAGCGTGGATCCTGACGAGCCTGTCATTCCAAAGGTGGAGATCCCCATCCTCTGGGCGGGACCAAACCGTGGGGTTGTGTGCCCGCCTGAAAAAGGCACATATTGTGACCTGGAATATTATGACGGCGACCCGGATTATCCGAGAATCAGTAATTTCCGCTGGCACGAAAAGAAAGCCCCGAAAGTGGAAGTGGGCGGGTTTATTATCCAGCGGATGCCGGGGGTGTTTATTAAGATCGACAAAAGGAACAACATGTTCCATCAAACAATGGGACGGATTACCATGCGAGGGGCGAAGATAGATCTGAATTAGCTCATAGCTGATAGCTGATAGCTGATAAAAACATGAGCTATGAGCTTAGAGCTATGAGCTGCCCGCCGGAGGCGGGCAAGCCGAACGGAGTGAGGCTATGAGCGGGATAACGAGGGTATCAGACATTTCGGTTGGAACATGCGGGTGCTGCTGCCCGGATTGCCCTCATCCGTGGGTGAGCGTGCACGTGCAGGGGTCTCCTGACATCTACGCAAACGGCAGGAGCGTGATGAGGATGAATGATATAGGCTCTTCGTCTTGTCCCCATTGTAGCACCTCCTGGGCCGTGCAGGGCTCGTCAAATGTATTCGCAAACAAGAGGCCGGTGCACAGGCTGGGGGATGTTCATTTGGTTGGATGCGGGTCTGGGGTTGTGGTTTCGGCCTCGCAGGATGTTTTGGCAAATTGATTTAGAGAGAGGTTTTGCTGATGGCGGTTTTTACTATTAACGTACACGATTCTAAGCTGGCATATGCAACCTTGTTGAAGTGTATCGATCTGCATATGGAGGCGCATTCACTGAAGACTATAGGGCTGGCCCAGTTTTTTCCAAGCGTGGCCACGCAGTGGGATGATATCTGCAGCGTGCTGAAATTTGCGATCTCAAGCAAGATAGCGTGGACCGGCATGTCTATGACCAAAAGCGACAGCGTGCCGGATGATACAAGGATACCGCCTTCAATTGAGATCAACACGGCCATAGTGCGCATCATGAAACAGAAGGCGGACAGTCTTGGAATTACTCTATCTTCCTCGCATGAATTTTTTGACGAGAGCGAGGAGTTTATAAAAGCGAGCGAAACATGGAACGCCGCGGCAAAACTTTATCTGGATATCGCATCCATAGCCCAGGAACTCACCATGTTTAAATATATACTCTCTGAGCTGCATCGATGTGATGAGGTGATGGAGAGAAGCCCTGGCCAATTGATACCGTTTATGACCTGTGATGTGCCGTTATCCGAAGGGAAGGTCTGGGCGGAAAGGTTAAATTGGAACGGAATAGAAGATGCATTCGGGGAATTCTATTGGAACGTGATGAGCTTACCGGCGATGGAGACGCTGGCAGGGACTCCTTTAGAATGGGAAACAGAGAAGTTTTTTCCGAACGTGGCCAAACAGGATGATCCGGATAATCCGGGGGTGAATACTATTTATCCGTTCTCCATAGAAGATTACAGCCTGATCGGCGTTATTAAGGCACTGGATTCCAACGGAGAATATCGTCAGGGAGTTATTACTTATTCGAGCGCGACTGAAGGAAAGCTGACGCTTGAGCAAGTCGCAGTGGGGGACGCGCCCGATACGGTGGATTTTGAGCTGCATGGTTTAAGGGTTGTGTGATGAGAGAGGAAATTTACGGACAGGATATCTTGCTGGATGAGCAATTGCAGGCGATTGTGGCCGCGAACGGCGAGGTGATGGTTGCTGACGGCATTCAGACAGCGGTGCAGGACATAAGGCTACGCTTGAGCACTCCGCTGGGGTCGCTTTTTTATGACAGGGATTTTGGATCCAGAATACCGGATTTTTTTCACGCGGAAAATACCCTGGGCAACCGGCAGGCATTATGCGTTGAGGTTGTAAGAAGGCTGAATCTGGAGCCGAGGGTGGATACAGGCACACCCACATGCAAGGTAATGGCGTGGGATTATATGGGAGTTACACTAATGGCGACATTTAATCTCATTGACGAAGATCATCCATATAACCTGGTGATTGAGATCAATGAGGATATGGAAGTGGTGATCAAGGATGTCAATACCGGTTAACAAAACCCTGGAAGAAGTCCGGAGCGATCTTTTTTCAAAGATCTCTACGGTGCAGCAGGCGGGATGGTTGCCTGAACCTGAATCGGGGGCCTGCAAGGGGCCTGATAGAGCTATGGGCATGGGGCCTGTATCAGCTCTATCAGTTTCTTATTCTTATTCTGGATCAGACGTTTCCTTCATCTGCTTCAGGCGCATGGCTGGATCTTCACTGTACGCAGGTCGGGCTCACCAGACTGGCTGAAACAAAGGCCAGGGGCACGGTTTACTTTATGAGGGAAGAAACAGAGGGAAACGCGGTTATCTCGAGGGGGCGGATAGTTAAGACAAAGCCGGACGGCCAGGGCAATATCTACCGGTTTATTACCCTGGAGAGCGCCGTGATACAGACTGGATACACGGAAGTTGCCGTGTTGGTGGAGGCGGAGGAATACGGCCGGGGATCGAACGTAGCGCCCGGACAGATAACGGAAATAGCAACCACTATTCCAGGGGTGGATTCCGTGGAAAACAGGACGGACTGGCTGGAAAGCGAGGGCTCGGACGAGGAAGACGATGAGTCTCTGAGGGAACGATACGTGCTTGCATGGATGGAGGTAAATGGGTGCACCAAATACGCATATGAGGCGTGGGCAAGATCCGTGACGGGCGTGGTGGCCGCGAAGGTAATGGATCAACACCCAAGAGGCCAGGGCACGGTTGACGTGGTGTTAAAGGGAACCGCTGGAATACCGACACAGGATTTAATTGCCGCTGTGGACGCGGTTGCACAGGAAAAGCGCCCGATCAATGATGACGTGCTGGTAAAAGCGCCGGGCGCTGTTAACGTGGCTATAGAGGCGGAGCTGGAGCTTACGCACGGCGTGTCTGATAGTATTTTGCAGGAGGCCGAGAACAGGCTGAATGCCCTGTTCTTAGATCCTTCGCCCGTGACCGGTGTATCTCCGTTGCAGATAGGGAAAGATCTTACGATGGACAGGCTGACCTCTTTGATTATGGCGGTTGATGGAGTGAAAAAGATCAACTGGACAAACCCCACGAGTGACGTGCATGTGGACGAAGATGAGCTAGCCGTGCTTGAGGGAATTACACTGACCTATGTATGGGCGAGCGAGGAGTAAATGAGCAGCATATTTTGGAATTACTTTAAAAAAACCTTGCAATTTATCCTGATCCAGAAGGCAGGGCCGCTGGCTCAAATGACAAAGGGAGGGGCGCTGGCTTTGGATAAGGCAAGAGAGGATGATCTCTGGCTTAGAGATCAGTTCATGCCGGGGCGATGCGATGATGAATTTCTGGCAAATTTTGCGAAAAGCAGGGGGATTGTCAGAGCGCCTCAGGAGCCGGAAGAGTATTACCAGAACAGGATTCGAATGGCCTATATCTGGTATATCCTGGGCGGCAGGGATGACGGCATGGAACAGGCCATGATGAATTATTTCGGATTCACCGAGGCGGATGTCATTAATCTGCGAAACGAGGATCCTGAAAGGTGGGCCGAGTTCCGTGTGAAACTTAACGGGGTTGTTGGGGATATTCTTGACCGGCTTGACCAGGTGGAATGGGCGGTAAACGAGGTGAAGCCTGCAAGGTCCAAGCTGGCAGAGCTTGAATTATGGCTGACGTTTGCTATGCCTACCGCCGGCGTGGCCATAGGAATGCTCTCAGGCCCGGTCACGCTCATTTACCCTTATATCGCCGGAGAAATTGAATTTTATCCCGCAGGGCCTTATGTGGGGCCAGCGTGCCTGAGCGGGCAGGATACGACTATATACCCGTATAGCTAAGGAGGGCGTATGCCGACGACATATTACACTATCTTAACGAATATCGGACTTGCAAAACTTGCAAACGCCGAGGTGACTGGCACAAAAGTGCTAATAACTCAGATAGCGGTCGGAGACGGCGGAGGATCCCCCGTGACTCCCACGCAAGATATGACCGAGCTTGTAAACGAGGTGTGGCGGGATGAGATTAACCTGCTGGATAACCACCCGGAGCATCCTAACTGGGTGGTTGCGGAGGGCATGATTCCGACCGGGGACGGAGGTTTTTATATCCGGGAAGTGGGTCTTTTTGACAGTGAAGGCGACATGGTGGCCGTGGGTAATTATCCTGAAACCTATAAGCCCTCATTGCCTGAGGGATCAGGGCAGGATTTGTATTTAAGGTTGATCATGGCAGTGGGTAACGTCAGTGTTGTGCAACTTAAGATTGACCCCACGCTGATAATTGCGACAAGAAAATATGTTGATGATGAGATAGATGAACATGACGCAGATCCGGAGGCGCACCCCGCGATCCAAACTAAAATCGGCACTGACATAAGCACTCATAATTCCAATGCGGCTGCACATACTGCGATACAGACGAAAATCGGCACCGACATAGGCACTCATA